CCATTCAACAATGCTTTTCTCAGCCTCTATAAGCTCAGCCATCTCACCGCCTGCCAACCAAATCCTGCATACGGCTCTTTTCGGGTAGTCAACTATCTCAGTCACTATAACAGAATTTTCAAGTGGAAAAAACTGTGCGCTACCGTCCTTTATAGCATCTACAACGTGTAAAAGGCTATGCGTATCGCCAGAGTACGCAAGGGCGGCTTCTATATGATGAGCTAGTCTTTCTAGTTCATCCAATGATGAGGTAGGCAACATCTATATCGTGTCCGTGGTTTTTATGTTCGATTATCATAGACCCATTCGTGCTAGTGCTTTTTACAAATGGGTCACTGTGTTCTAGTGTCTCGTTGTATCCGGTGAAAAACACAACGCTCTGCACTCCATATCTAGGGTCGCTAACGGTTGTGGTTGTCGTGCCGCTTGCTAGAGTGGTGTATCCGACACTGTTTAGGCCACCGTTAATCGTGCGGTTTAGAACCTCGGCAATCTCTCGTGTCGTTGCCGTGACCGGGTTTAACGTGCGAAAGTTAGTGGTACGCTGTTCAACAGTCATCGTCTGCCCACCTGCCTTGACTCAATGTCCATACCTTGCGCGTATGACCACTGGCCTGACAATATCATCTTAGCTCTATGATAGCGGTCTTGCGCTCTAAACGGCACAAAGCCAGCTTCGTTTACGCTACCTGCTGCTGTATAAGAAACTAGGTCTGTATGTGCGCCTCTAAGGCCAACAGCTACTGTAACAGTACCATCCTCGTGATAAGGATACGCTCTAGTGACAATCGTATGTTTTCCTGTAGAGACACCTGTTTCACCAGTTACAATTGTGCCTTCTAGTGGGTCACCAGAGAATGCGTGAATCTTGTCACCTAACGCACCGCCAAACAGGTACTGACCGCCCTTGTAAAGCGCACTATCCATTGATGCTGGTAAAGCGTCTACAGACGCAGAAATCTGGTCTAGCCCTTCTAGGGTGTATGCAGCCGTAAAGAATGGTGCCACCAGGTCAGCGCGAACTGTGCCATATGACCATCTGTTCAAAGCATAGTTATAGATGAGCAGACGGTCTGGTGTAGTGTCGATGGCACTATTGCTGACATATGACCAAATAGCCAACTGGTTCTGCGGGTCAACCACAGAGGTCATCTTGTCTTTGTAGCCAAAGTTAAAATCATCAAAGAACCAGCGGTTAATTTTTTCTGCTCCGATTGGCTGCGATTGAGAGCCATCGAATGAGTAGAAACCATCATCAGACAGGTAAAAGACCGTATGTCCTATGTTACAGACAGAACCAGCAACCTGACATCCACGAGCAGTCTCAACCTTATCGAACTGCCAGATTAGTGGTGGGCCGGTATATGTGGCACGAACAATAGCTCGTTCCATAAGAATGGTAGCATATTCACCCCCTACCAAGCCTGTAATCGCACCAGCGTCAGGTATGTCCTGGAAGTCAGACTGTTCTGTGCCAGCAGTCCAAGATGTCGTGTTGTTAAACCCAGACCAGTAGCATCGATACGGTACACGACCAGACCCTTCATCAATATTAGCAGTCCACACAAAATCACGCACAGCCGCAATAAAGTCAGCTTTTGGTGCATCTGTAGACAAAACGCTAAATGCGCTATCAGTAGATACGTTAAACTTTTGCAGGCTTTCACCGATACCGCCAGCCGCAATAACTTCCTCGCCAAACTTAACGAAACGCCAACGCTCTGATGAAAGCAGGGAATACCCACCTGCTAAACTAACGTCATCCAGCGTAGAACCTGTTTGATTAAACAGGTATAATTTTGCGCTATCACCAGCAAATAGCTTTACATTGCCAGAGCTATCCTTTGCTGAAAATATGCCCAAAATAGTGCTATCTGCGCTATTAGAATAAGCTACAAACTCGCCAAGGCTGCGATACCCATTATAGGCAGGAATCACATTATGTGCATCAATAACACCGGCATTTAAATAATCTGGCTGGTCTGGCAGCCATTCTCCGAACTGTATCATTGTGTCGCCCAAACCTCACTGCCTACTGTCACAGCACCCCAAATTTCGCTTCCAATAGTAACATCGCTCCAAACCTCTGTGCCTAAAGCTACATCACCCCAATCCTCACCAAGACGCTTTGCATCACATACAACGCTTATAGCTGCCTGCGGTGTGCCTACCATAGAGAATATACCATTAGCTGCACTGGTTGTCGTTACGACTGTATTAGCTGTGCCTGCCAGCAAATAAACTAGACTTGAAGACGCTGTTGTCGTTGCAGATATTGCTGCTAAGGCTGACGTTGTTCTAAGCCTTGTAAGCTCTGCCGCATCAGTTACAGCAACGCTTACAGATGCGTCCATTGTTCTAATAGGCGTTATAACGGCGGCAAAGTTAGCAGCACCTGTTACAGAGCCTGCCATCTCACGAATGCGTGTGTTATCTGCCGTAGCGGATGCGGAGATAGACACCGCTGCTGGCATTTCAATGGCGAACTGTATTTCTGCCGTAGTTGTTACAGCAATAGACGCAGACGGAGCATCTGCTATTAGGACACAAAGCCTATCGCCAGTGCCTAACTCATCAAGCGTATAGCCAAATGCGTCTAATTGCTCAAGCGTACCCCACGCATCTAGCTGGTCTAAAGTGGGGTTACACCACGGAAGACCATTTAGATTATCTAAGCTATTAGGTAGCGCATCAATGCTACCAGTTAACTGTTCTAGGGATGGGGTATTTGTAGCCATCAGCTACACCTACGCTGCTGTAATGTCTAGGTCGCCAGCAGAAATCTTTAAGATGTCACCTGTGTCAATCAGCTTCGCAACCGAAAAGCTTCCGTGAATCAAAAGATTACCGGAGCTTGCTGCGTCAAACAAACCGAAGTGGCTCACTGTACCCCAGCTTGATGTAGCTGCTGAAAACTCAACAGCCGCACTGTTGTCAGCCGTGCCAGAAGCCGCTGCGTTAAACGTGGCTGCTACACGAGCATAACCATTGCCGGTAAGCTCTGTGCCGCTGTTATCGTCAGCAAAAGAACCTGTAGACAGACCAACATACACAGCCGATGGCATAGTGTATGAGCCAGTTCCTAGAATATGGTCGAGAATTTCATTCTCAAGATAATCACTCATTGCAGACATAGTTTATTTCTCCGCTGCTGTATTCTGCCGCAAATAGACAGACTTGGTTTGTAATGGCCCTGTGCCGTAATGTGAACGCTCTTCGTCCATTCGCACCTCATTTATAGCACGAGTAAACTTTTCATCATACTGTGCTGCTCTTGTCTCATCTAGCAGGTAAACGTATGCCTCAGTCAAAGCACCGTATAAATACACATCTGGAGAGCGTAAAAACAAAACAGGTGTGCTGACAGCGGATAATGTATCTACATTACCGACATACAAAATTTCTGCTGTATAAGCAAAATCTGGTACAGGGCGTAATTTCATTTCTTTGCCGACAATGCTGTAACCAAGTGGCTTGCCGCTTCCATTACTGGAATACTGAGTATCAAGACCTGTTGGGGATGCGTAACTCAATACAGTAAGTGGGCTTGTAATTAACTTAACTTCACGAACCTCACGCAAATCTGTAGGCAATGCAATATACTCGTCACCTGCCGTTAAGGTAGCTTGTGAGCGTTTTTCTTGCTCACGAGTTTCTAGCTCACGATTAATACGAGCTTCTGCAAGCTGAATAAAATCAGGAATCTGAGCCGTTAAATCGCTACGAGCTAAGAAGTTTGCGATTGCGGTTTGCAGGTCTGCGTAAGATGCTATAGCCATTAAATGTTACCGCCGCCAGTTCTGAAGTCTCGGTTCTCGCTGTTGTTCAGCCAAGCCTTCCAAGCCTTCGGGTTTTCGCTAGGCTTTCCCAGCGTCTTCAGTAGGTGATGATACACTACATTGGGTATTTCTGCTATATGCTGAACGTGCTTCTGAGTGCCGGTAAGCTGCCCCTGACGCCAATCATCAGCCATTTGCTTGTTTAGCTTTATAAGCGTGTCAAAGTTCTGCGTGTTCTCAATAAAGGTAGAGCCATCAGACTCCTGGCGCATATAAGTCTGCTTGCCAGTAGCTTTATCGGATGTAAGTAATCTTTTCATTATAACCCCTATAAGAAGAGAGGGCGGTGAACCCGCCCCCTCTATGTTACTTAGGAACCGCTAAGGTCAAAGATGCCAGCGTGTGCCTTTGGAGCTTGTACTTTCAAAGCCCACTCAGTCACAATCTGGAACTTCTCTGCGTCACCTGTTGCCGCGATTTCGTTCTCTGCAAAGTTGCGACCATTGATGGTGCAAAGAGAAGCGAAGTCTGGGTCAATCAAGAACGCACGGTCATTGCCCATAAAGCGTGATGGAGCGACCTCAATTGTGCCAAAGTCAGTCAGGAAGACTGATGTTGAACCAACGTAGGTTACTTCTTTCGCCTGAGTCATATTCACTTGGTTGTTTACCAAGTTTGAAGATGCTGTCAGGTTTGAGAAGTTCGCACGGTTTGTTGCTGAACAGACCATCATCTTTGGGTTACCACCATCTGTCCAAGCATCCTGCATTCCGTCTTCAATGAGTGCAAGTGTCAGAGCGCGGTCATCACCATCTGTGATGGTGTCTGTGCCGTCACCTGTGCCAAAAGCACCGGCTGTTGCACCGACTGAACCGTTTGTCATCCAGCAAGAAAGTGATGCTGACTTACGAGGGTCTGAACCAGAACGAGCAACGTCTGTGTCACCGATTGATTTTTCGATGTCACGGCGAAGTTCCAATGATTTCAGTACCTTCTGGTATGCCAGTTCACGGTCACGGCCAGCTTTCTCGACTGCATCAAGTGTCTTTGATACAGCAACTGCTGCTACTGAAATCTGGTGATAGTTACCCAGACGAGTAGTAGCTGTGGGTGTGCCGATGCTGGCGTCTGCGCCCTCATTGACGTAGTTGGTGGCTGATGCGGAAGCCAATTCTTGAACTTGCCACTCAGTAAAGATACCGTTTGAGGTTTCTTTCTTGAGTGCAGAAAAGATTGGTGTCTCATCAGGGTCGATGCGATAAATCACATCTGCGAGTTGCTCTTTTTCGCCTACTGCGAGAGCGGTTGTGAATGTGGCCATTTTGAAAACTCCTTCTAAGTTTTGTTGCCCATCAAGTATGATACGGCTGCATCTACTGAACGCTCTTTATTGAGCCTTCCCATAGCTTGCTGCCGCGAACGACTAGCATCTTGTTTTTTAGACCGTGGCTGTCCAGCTTTAGCCATTTTAGGAGCTTGCTTCGTGCGTTTCTTAGCATTGGGTTTCTTCTTCTGAAGATTATCCCACTGCATCGCCTTGTAAAGAAGTTCTACTGCACGAGCATCTGTTGCTTGTGCTACTTCTTGCTCACTGAAGCCAACGCTACGAGCATAGTTAATAACATTAACACGCTCTGTATCTCTGCGTTCATTATCCTGCCAAGCAGGAATACGCTCCAGCATTTCAGACCTTTGAGCATTGAGGTGTTTCTTCAACGCCTCTTCTTGCTCTGCGGCCTGTTGTTGAGCGACTGCTTGCCGCTCTTGCTCCACTCTTGCGAGGGTAGTCATACGGCTGTCGTACTCTGCTCTAATTGCGTTGTACTCTTCCGCTGTAACCTCTTTTGCTAACGAGACCCAATCAGGTTCCTGTGGAATTGTCTGACTAATCTGCTGTGCCACAACCTCAAGTTGCTGTGCGTAATAATCACGAGCTTGCTTTGCTTCTACTGCTTCTTTTTCAGCAGCTTTGCGTTGCTCCGCAATCTCCATACTACGCTTTGTAAAAGTCTTCTGTCGCTGATAACCTTGTAGAGCTTCGTCAAGGCTGACCTC